TGGATGGAAAGAAAATTTGCCACTAAGTTCTTTAGAGGCAAAGATTTTCACGAACTTGATAATATCTTGAAAAGAATGGTTTCTGCACGTGTTAAAAGCAAATTTTACAATTATGTCATTTATGGACGACATTGTTCTGGAGATGCCAACACTTCGTTTGTTGCTTGTCTCTCATGTGTGGCATTATTTTTGGATTATGCCACTTCACATGCATTGCAGCATTTTGATATCTTGGATAATGGCGACGACATGCTTATCTTCATTGAGGGTGATGATGAACATTTGTTGTCTGACATTATTCCTTGGTATGAAATGAGAGGGTTTGAGCTGAATCTTACTAATCGTGCTTTGATTCCTGAAGAAGTTGTTTTCTGCCGTCAAAGGCCGGTGGAATACATGCCCAATAAATTCAGGATGACAGGCGAACCTAAATCAACCATTTTTAAATTGTTCGGAGGAACCAAATTCACCGAGAGCGCTGAGCAGCAAGCCAAGTTATTAGTTGCTAAAACTATGAGTCTTGCAGCCATGACGAGGGGGATCCCATTATATCAGAGGTTGGCACAATCCGTCCTAGTTGACGTTGGTGCAAAAATTCCATTGAAGACACGTTTGAAGTGGTCTAAAGCAAATTGGAATGTTGCCGACCTTGGGTACGAGTATATTCTGGGCCCTGAATTGCGTGGCAAGTCTCTAACCGACCATTTGTCTCTCGATGTCATTACCATGACCTTCCGACCATATGAAGTGTCTCAAGTTTCGCGTGTGAGTTTCTGGCGTGCGTGGGGAATTATACCTACCACGCAGGAACTCTGGGAGGAAGAGATGCTTCATTTCCACATTCTGTTGGCCAAACCTAAGCAAATGGGTCTTGCTTGGGACACAGAGTGTGACAGGCCCTTGCACAGCTTCTATGAAGCAGTTGTGTAAGGGCTTGAGTGGCAAGACTCTTCGGAGAGGGGAAGATTACCGTTCCTCCCATTCCTAGGTTTTCCGCGCGGGCCCGGGACGAAAGGCGCT